GCGAAGACGTCATGCTAAGAGCGATTGATAAGATGTGGGAGCGACATCAACTGGTTGTTCGGGCCGTTTGCACGCCTTATTTCCTCAGCAGTACAGAAGTTCCCGGCTTTTACAGTCCGCCGCCCCAGCCGCCCACTGGTCTGAACCATATGTGGGACAGTTGGATTCGCGGCGGCAGCATCCCGTCTTATGAGCCGGGAAGGGGTTGGAGCGAATGAAGCCGCGCCGACCGGAAGTGCGGGTCAGTCTGGAAACTGCCCTGTGGATGTCGACATCCGCTGCGCTGCTCGCGGCGATAATCTCTAGCGCGGTTTTCCCGCCTTCGACGATTCAGTGTCCGGAAGAAAGACCGCCTGCGGCCGAGCGTTTCCACCATCCGGAAAACAGCAAATTCTTTCCTCACACACAAAAAGGATAGTGAGTATGAAATATGTAGTGATGAAGATGACGGTCCGGGGAATGTCTCGTGAAGTTCCCGTAATCTTCCCCGACTTAATCAGTCACGTCAACATGGCCGCGAGTGCGTTGGTGGCCCTCGACGCCGAATGCGAAGGCTTCAAGAAGGCTGGCGATAAAGTTGACATCACAGTGGTGTCGGCAGGCTTTCTGTCTTCCATGGATATTAATGGAAATTGCAACGGCCAGTCGGATTCGTTGAACGGTTTGAAGTCGAGAGAATCGGTGGATGACGAACTCATTCGCATGATCGACTACACTCATGGTTACGTCGGTTAAGGCTCGCTGCCTTTCCTGCGACAGACGAGCCGTCCTGGACGAACGAAAACTGAAGTCGAAGCGCCCACCAGCATGTAGGTGGTGTGGAGGATCGACATGGCGAATCGTCAAAGAAGTTACTTGTTACGGTTCGTGCAGGCATTATCCCCATAGGGCAGGATCGGTCGGGTGCATACTCGACCGCTCAGGCTCAACAACAATTGTCGAGCTTCCTGGAGCCTCAGACGATTTCCCTTTCTGAGGTGAATATGGCTACTAAGGCCGATTTGGAATTGGAAGTTCAGCAGCTTCGACGAGTAGTCAAGTCTCGCGAATTCGAAATTGAAAAGTTGCAGAGCCGACTGAGGCGCCATCATGACATGATTCGCCGGGTCCGACTCTATCTTTGGAGCCGTTTGCTGATTCATCGCCGGACCGCCGAAACTCTGGAAGTCGGCGACAGCATTGCCAAGACCATCGCGGCGAAGCGTCACAGGGTCGCTAACGACGTTCTTGGAATCATCCAGCATCTGAATGACTACTGCGACAGCTATGCTGAGTATGACTACAACGACGGCGCTGAGCATGGGTTTAAGATCAGCAGCGACATTTATTGATCGTCAGCAACCCGACGAACGGTAGCGTGAAGTGCTACCGCGTTTCCATTTATGGAGTATAGTCAACCCATCGAAACGAACTTTCCAAACAGGAGAATCGATATGAACGCAGCAGAGAATCTGTTCAACGGCTTCGAAGACCTGGGCGATGACTTCGCTACCGTAGAGGTCAACAACGAAGCGCCGAAGACCCTGGAAGAGGTGTCCATGGGTGCCCGCCCGAACTCCTGGAAGGAACCGAAGCTGTATCGCGAAAAGTGCCCCAAATGCGCAGGCACTGGCCTGTACCGTGGTCCTTCGTCTTATGGTCGCGCCTGCTTTGCCTGCGGCGGCGTTGGATATAAAGAGTACAAGAGCAGCCCGGAGCAACGCGCCAAGAGTCGTGCTAAGGCTGCAGAAAAGCGCATCGAGAAAGTCCAGAAGGCCGAGCAATATCGCGGCCTTAAAATTCAGGCTTTCGAAGCCGCTCACCCGGACATCATCGAGTGGTGGACCGACAACTCTTTCAGTTTTGCCCAGAGCCTTAAGGATTCTCTTTACAGATATGGCTCCTTGACCGAAAATCAGATCGCTGCTGCGAAACGAGCTATCGAAAACCTCGCCAAACATCGCGAGAAAGTGGCCGCGCAGGAGGCTGCTGCGCCGACTCTGGACATTTCCGGAATCGAGAAGGCGTTTGAGAAGGCGAAAGACTCTGGCATCAAGCGCCCGAAAATGCGTCTGGCTGGCGAAGGTGAGGAGCCTCTCATCGTTGTGGTCAAAGAGGCTAGCGCTAACAGCCGGAACGCCGGGAGTCTGTATGTCCTGGGCGACATCTACCTCGGCCGGATCACTAACGGCAAATTCATCAAGAGCCGCGACTGCACCGACACAGAGTATGGCGATATCCTGAAGATGTTCGAAAAGCCAATGGAATCGGCAGTCGCCTACGGTCGGAAGACTGGTCAATGCTCCTGCTGCGGTCGCGAGTTGACCAATCACGCATCCATCGAAATGGGCATCGGCCCCATCTGCGCCGGAAAGTTCTTCGGATGATCCACCTTACAATCAAAGCCATGGCCTGGTTCGCCCTCCTATGGGCGACCGGCTTGGCCATCGTAACCTTTACCATCCACTTCTGCTACTGAGGATTATCCATGGACACCGTCCCTGATCCGATGAAGGACAGAATCACGCTGCACGGCCTGGGCTTCATCCAGGTCCAGCTCCCGGCCGGGCGCCTCCATGTGTGGCATCCGGAGCTGCCGCGCCGGCTTTGTTTCCATCACTCTTCCATCCACGATCATCGATTCGATTTCGAGTCCTTGGTTCTGGTTGGGTCTCTGGAGAATACAAATTATTACGTGGACCGTTCGGCGCGTCTCGGTGAATTGACTCATGAAGGGTATGAGCATTCTTCGGCTCGCCAGGCCTGCGGCGGTCGCGGTTGGGAGCCTGTAGGCTCTGTATGTCTGCGCCAGAGGCAAGAATTCATCATTGGTGCTGGACAGCAATATTCGATGTCGGCTTATGTTCCTCACAGGACGAATCCGCTCGGTGACGGTCGCGTGGCCGCTCTCATGCGAAAAGGCGCCGTTCACAAATGGCCGGCCACTTCCTATGTAACCCTGGGAGTCGATCCTGAAACCGACTTCGACCGTTATCAGTGGTCGGTTCCGACGCTCTGGGAGGTCGTCATTGATGTCCTCGGCGGCGCCGAATTCCAAATCCCATCCATCCCTTGACCGAAGGAACCAAAAAAATGAAGAAATTCTGTATCGACATCACCAATGGTCTGGCCGGCTTCATCATCTGGGGCGGCGCCATCATCCTGGCGGCTTCCGTCTTCCTCATCGGTCCGCTGGCCATCCTTCTGACCGGAGCCTGGGTCGTCTGCACGGCCGTAGTGTTCGCACTCTGGTTCGCCGTCGCCGGCATCTACGAAGAGTCGCAAAAGCAGACCGAGTATTTGAAATCCATAGCGTCTATCCAGGCACGCGAGCGCGGCGCCGGCTTTGGTCCAGAAGACGCCGGGCCCAGCGCCAGCGCCCCGGCGAATCCGGTAGAGCACAAACTCAGTCATCCCAAGCTGAAGCCTGGCGCGCAATTGGTCTCTGCAGTCGTGTTCTTCGCAGTTCTCATCGTTGTCCTGGCCGCAGGCGATTGGATCTGGAGCTATTTCCAGGCTCTTCCGAAATAGTGGAAGAAAATGCTTTACTTCCATTCTGGATGAAGGCAGAATAGCTCCATCGAAACGCGAAACCTTCAGACAAAAGGAACCGACCATGACCGACCAGAACGAATTCACTCCTGAAGCCATCGAGAAGGCGAAAGATCGCATTCGCAAGCTGACTGCGATGGCGGCCGACTCTTCCAGTCCGCACGAAGCTGCCATCGCGGCAGAACGCGTGAAGAAGCTGAAGGATAAATATGACCTTCACGACTTCGAAGTGACCGGCGAGATTCGCGAAGAATTCGACGAGCAAATTGCTACTCGCTACTATTCCGCAATCCCGAACTGGATGAAGTTCTTCTCTGTGGCAGTGGCGACGTACAATGATTGCATCATGGATTTCGTCGGTGGCATCAACAATCACCGAGCATCGGCGAAGGCGTCCAGGAGCGCTCGCGACGGCAGCACCACCAAGCGCTGGGGCCATGCCGTCCGCTTTAAAGGCTACAAATCTGACGTTGAGCTAGCGGTGAACATGTTCAACTCCCTGGTCGAGGCAGTAGACCGTCTGTGCCGGGAATATCAGAAGGCTCAAGGTTTCGAGCGGTTCAACGTCAAGGTCGCCGCGCAATTTAAGCTCGCCGCGACCCAGGAAATCAGCTATCGCCTCAGATCCATCACCCGGAAACGTATGGAGCTGGTTTCTTCGGCCGGAACGTCTCTGGTGGTGGTTAAGGAAGCTGCGGTCCACGAACATTTCGGCGATCCGGGTTACAAGAAGTCTAATGTTACCAAACTCATGCGTCTGGAAGACAGTGACGGTCGGCGCGCCTACGCTGCCGGAACCAATGCCGGACGCAATATGGAAATCGTTCGGTCGGTGGAGGATTAACCATGAGTCTTCCTAGCGACAAAGTGATGCTGCGAATCGTCCAGTCCATCCTCGCGATCCTCATCGGGATCGCTTGGGCCTGCTCCGACTATGGAGTCGTGGCCGCCGAACTTCCTCCATCGCTGCAGGCCCATCCCGCGAGGCCAGGGCACAGCGAAGTCTCGGCCCGCGACCCTAGGTTGGTCGAGGCCGAAAAAGCGCGGGAAGAGGCCTTAGAATATGTCCTGTCGCTGCGCCCGGAAGTTATCGAGGCGAAAACCCGCTTCGCGGCCGAGGCGGCGCAGCAAGGGCTGTCAACCAAGGAGTACGCTGAGCTGCAGAATCAAGCGAGCATGCTCTCAGGAACGCTATTGGCATTTGCAGTATTTATGTTGGCTGGAACGCTATTGGCGTTTGCAGTCTTCTTGTTCATCTTCATCAAGACGACCAGGCTTTGAATAGGCCTGGGTAGACCACAAACCCCCAGCCAAAAGAGAATTACCATGAAGAAAGAACCGATTCACCTCAGCTCTATGGCCTCGGCCCGCGCCATCGATGCGGAATTCGCATTCCGGATGGACGAGTTCATGGCGCGTGTAGCGAAAGAGCACGAAGCGCTCGCCGCTCGTCTGAATGCCGAGAATGAAGCGCTCTGGGGCGAAATCCGCGCTGTCGCCGGCCTGAGTGCCACCGACTTCCCGAACATCGCCATGGCGCACGACACTTCCGATGGGAAGCTCTATGTCATGGACGCCGACGAGTTGGAGCGCGTCCGCCAGGCCTGCCCGTGCCCGGACTGCGCATCCGCTCGCGCAGAAAGAATGCCGTCGCAAGCCAGTGGAGGGATTCACTAATGACTCTGAAGCTATCTTCCGTTCACGTTCGAATCGACGGACCTGACGGAAAGGTTCTGTCGGAAGGCCGCGCAGAGTTCTCCGGAACTGCATTTTGGATCGCTGCGCAACGCGAAATGCAGCTCAGGCACCTCGTCGGAACTTCATTCGAAGGTGCCCTGACCTATTTGGCCGATAACGGCTATAACGTAACATTCAGCAAAGGTGAAAAGCGATGATCGAAAGACACATTGTGGATGCGGAAGTCGTCGAGCGGATTCGTTCTCTTCGCATGCGACTCAACGTCCTGGACGAAACCCTGCAACGGGCCGTCGACATGGCGATGCTCAGTCACCAGAAATCTCTGCAAGACCTTCGAACCTATGAAGCTCAGCTATGGGATGCGCTCAACGCCCGTTACGGCCTGTCCGTCGAGAAGACTTATGACCTGCGTTTCGAGGGCGAAGAAGCCGTGCTGGTCGAGGTGCCGCCCGGCGACGGACAAGGCGATGACTTCATCGTCGAGTCGGAAACCGAAGCGCTCGCAGCAGGCCAGAAAGCTCTGGAAGTCGGCGAGGCCGTTGCGTCGACACTCAGCGCCAGGAACCGCACCGAGTAAGACCAGAAGCCCGGATCGCTCCGGGCTTTTCTGTGTTTAGAAGTCGAAGAAACCTTTGGGCTTCCTGATCGGCAGAATGGCCGACATGATCACCGAATCAGCGATGTTCGGCGACTTGATCTTACGCTTCTCGCGCATATCCTTCTTGGACTCGACTTTGAATCGGCCGTTCATATCCAAGTCTTTGCGCGGCGAGGAAAGCTCGATACATAGCTGATTTAGTTTGTCCGGGTGAATTGTTTCAGAGTTGATCGAAATCAATTCGTCGAATGGATAAACCTTTCCATGGACAACCGCCTCGTAAGTCTTCCGGAATCTTGTCGCGACTTCTTCCCACTTTTGCGCCTTGATGTTGCTAAAGTGATCTTTGTTCTTGATCGTAGTGTGCGGCAGCTTCATGTAAATATCATCAGGCTTATCTACAGCGCCGCCCGCGTTGAATGGATCATAGGTCAGTTTGAAGTCTGGGCTGGAGTCATTCAATTCGGCGAACTTAGACCCGACGTGAGCGCCGACGCCGATGGAGTCATAAGTGACCGAGGCGCCTTTCATCTTTGCCAGATTGTAAACGCGACTGGACGACTTGAGCAACTCATCTTCCAGACCATCCCATTCGTCCACTTCCATGATGACGTTGCCGTGCATGAGAGTCGTGGCGTTCGCATCCT